GAGTATGGCTGCACGGAGAATTGGCGGTATTTGCCGCAAATTACGACCTGAAGGTGTTCTCGATGGCTCAGCTCACATATCTGTGAATTCTGCCGCCGAGTATAACTTCACCATTGAGGAGGGCGGCCAAGCGGCTGCCGTCAGTGAGGCACTCAAGCGAGTACTCACCTCCTCTCATGATGAGGATAACGACGAAGATACCCCTTTTGGGGTTGTTCGCCATTTAAAAGGAATTCCTCTATGGAGGTACCTTTTCCGTCAAACTCCAATCGACAATGTCGAGGCGGAGTTTATGTCTCCTAGACTTGAGGGATTCCCCAAAGGTCAGGAGGGAAGATTCTGGGGGCTCGATGAATCCATCGGCCAACAGACCATGTACGTTGCTTGGAAGGAAGTTAACCTTCATCTCCCCGAAGTTCGGGCTGAGATAGTCCCTGAGATGGGAAACAAAGCACGTCATATCACAATCAGTCATTACTGGTTGAACATTCTTCAGGCTCCTTTAGCACATGTGCTCAAAGATGCCATGAAGTATCATCCTTCTGTCTTCTCTTCCTTTCATAGGCAAGATCAGACTTGGGAGGCTACAAAGATGATGCTTGCATCAAAAGGTGGACCTCTGAAGGACAATGAATATATCCTGAGTAGCGATTTGAAAAACGCTACCAATGCACAGCAGTGGGATCTGACAAAATCAATGATTATGTCATTTCTCTCGGGATATGGATTATATCACAAACCAGATTATGTCAATCTGGTCCTCTCTCTTCTCGGGCCTAGGCTCGTGAATTTTGAGGACAATAGTTTTGTGATATCGAATAAGGGAATAATGATGGGCGAAGCCATGGCCAAGCCTAGTCTTACTCTCTTAAATCTATCAATTATGGAGGTGAGTTATCTCCACAGAATTGGTAGACTTGATGTGCTCCACACAAACCTACCTGCACCATGGTCCAGGTATCGTTTTGAGCATATTGGTGGGGACGATCACCTTGTTAGGGGTGATCCAACCCATCTTGATCTCGTTACTGATTACCATCGTAAAGCAGGTTCGAGATTCTCTGACGGACAGCATGGTTATTCCAATGTTGCCGTTAGATATACCGAAAGGGTGATCTTCCTGAAGAACATCCAGTACGGTAAGTCCTTTGACAAGGACGACCATAGCAAATCTGTTATAGTTGACTCTGTCAAAGTGAGACTTTTGGAACGAGGTCAATCGACCTTAATTTCAAAAGATAACAAAAATGTCGCGGTTGGTAAAGCCGGACAGCTTTGTG